CATATCTCATTAACCGAATTTCATATATACTCAGTGAAGCCGATGCAAGATCACTCTCACCAGTCAATAAGCTCTATGTAAGAGAGGGAATTGCTACAAAATTCGGTCGAGAAATTAACAAATGGTATATTCGAGGGCTTACTTGCCTTGATTATATGGATTTGTATAAGACATTCAGCAGAGGTGAGCAAGATTCTTATTCATTAAATAACATCGCAGCGGTCGAGCTTGATATTACAAAACTTTCACACAATGCAAGTGACCTTGCGTCTTTGAGTGAAAGTGATTGGAATATGTTTGTCAATTACAACATTCATGACGTAAACCTCGTTCGTCTGCTCGATGAAAAGTTGAATTATGTGAACATTGCTCGCTTCTTGGCTTATAAAGGATTTACAAAAATTGAAGATTCTTTAGGCAAGATCATGATTGTAACAGGCGCAATGTGTAAGGAAGCAAATCGGCTTGGTAAAATTATTCCAACATTCGCACCTTCAAATTCACAAGAGGATTATGTTGGTGGTTATGTTAGAGAACCACAAAGAGGATTGCATGAAGCTGTAGTGTCATTTGATGCTAATTCACTATATCCTAATACAATCATTACACTTAATTTGTCACCAGAAACAAAAATTGGCAAGATCATTTACAAGGACGATGATGAATGTAGAGTCAAATTTATAAATGGTAAAATACAATC